GAAGTGCTCGAAGATTGCTACATCTGTTGACTCAGTAATTTTCTCTAAGTTTTCTTGTAAATCTTCAAATGTGCCATCACTCCCAAAAGTGGAGATCTTAGCTAAAATCGCAGAACGGTAAGCCGTGTCGTTTCTACCTTCCCGTGGGCAATTGAACAATTCTCCGTACAGTTCATCTAACTGCGCCCCTTCAGCATTGAAAATATTTACCGCATAAAACTCTAAGGTTACATCCTCAATGTCTTGGACAGACTCGCCCCAAGATTGAAGTAATCCCTGAATCACTTCCTTGTCTTCAAATTGAAAAAGGGAATTCTCTTTCCCTGTAGCGACATGATCTATTTTAGGTAAGTCTGCCATTCAATTAACCTTGTATTATATAAACGTCAACAATATTCACGCTGACAAATTCATTCTCGTCTATGGCTATTCTTGCAGTGTCCCAAGAACCCCCGACCGGAGTGTCGCCAACATTCGTTATTGTTTGCGCTTCGATAGTCAGGCTATCAATCCCTGTAGGTACTGCAGTATAAATGGGGCCATAAAGTCTTCCCAGTATCAAGTCCACCCCACTACTCAAACTGTTGACCTGCTCTACGACCGTATCTTTCATTGCCTGCTCACCGTTACCGGGGAAAGCCTCTTCGTCGTATAGAGTGTAGGTGACTTGGATTGCAACGTTAACAACTGTGGGCCGCGTAAACTTAACTTCTCTCGGTCTTCCGCGAGGATCGACATATATCTGTGTCTGTGAACCTACAAGCTCAATACCTGCACCTTTGCTGTACCAAACTGCTTCCGCAATATCTTCGACTGCGCCGCCAGTAACAATAACTTCGTAAGATTTAGCAGGTCTACCGTCCAAATCCACAGTGTTTGAATCGTTCTCAATTACTACAGCATCCGCAATATTAGGCACTTGGCTAAGTAGGTACGCTTCAATAGAAGGTACAGTCCCCAGTCCGCCACTTCCAGTCCCGCCTGCAACTCTAGCACGGTATTCGTCGTCAGTTTCTGTTAAGCGCCCTATGGAGTATTGATCTGGGTTGGTTGTACTTGTTAGTCCTGCAATTGTGGAAACTATTTGTGTAACGGTGTTGGGATTAACTACCACTCTACCGGGGACGACAGATTCCAGAGATCCGCGAGTCATTACTGTGCTAACTGCAATGTAAGTTGTGACTCCAACTTCTATTGGGTTATCTGGGTTATCTGTTGTTATGAATAGGTTACTGCCTACAAGACTTGCCGTGTAAGTAGCATCCCCATCTGCCTCAATAGCGTCTCTTAACGCTGTCATGATTCCTAGTGCTGTTGCAGATGGGTCCGAAGTGATACTGTAGTCTGTGCCATCTACTGTAACTGAATACAGAGTACTGTTCAGCAGGTTCACTACAGTTAGTGTGGCATTCTGGCATGAGTTAGCAGACAGGAGTATCTGTTCTGGGTTGGTGAATTGGTCACCTGTCACGGGATTAGCAAAAAGAGACCCTGTCGGGATGGTTACACCCGCTTGCCCAGTGAACTCTTGAGTGGAGGTTGCAGAGTTAATATCTCCGAGTCTCGTAACACCTTTTAGCGCACCTAAATAATCTAAGTCTACGCCTGTAGCTGTGCTTAATCTCTTAGCGTTATAGACAGCCTCGATCAGTTCTGCGTTATCTGCAACCATAGAAGCAAACAAAGAATTTAGTTGATAAATTACAGTGTTATCTTGGTAGCTAAATGACGAACTAATGTTAGCGCGCTGAGATGCCTCTATGTTCTCGACTATGTCCGGAAATCTATCAACTACAAGCCCGTTTTCATCTAATGTGGACATTCATATTCCTTAAATACTAAATTCAATGGTGTCTGTAATTTCTCCTGACTCTATAGCAGCCCTAAATTCAAGGGTGACTATTTGGCTTGGAAAATCCAAAACTGAGCTGTACTCAGTGATAGCTATAACGCCACCAACAGACAAGATAGCTTCCCGCATATGAAGATCTAGGATATTCTTCCTGACTTTACCTAATATTTGTATGGGATTGTTTTCATTACTTACGTAAGGAGGTCCAAACTTGGTATTATATTTCCACTCCCCTCTAAAAGTTCTGAGGGTGATCTGAACCTGTTGTCTTATCCGTTGTTCCAATGTGGTGGTTAACACTAGGTCACCACCGACTATTGAAAGATCTCCGGAGGTATTTAATAATAAGTCTGTCATGTTACACTACACCTCCTGATGTACCAGCGCCAACTTCAACTCCGCTGTGCTGATGGGATGGCCCGATATCTGTGCCATCGCTTGTTACGGCACCCAAAGAAGAAGCCCCAGTTACTCCCAGTGTTGAACTCATAGTTGCAGCGCCTGTAACCCCTAGTGTTGAACCTACTGTGGTTGCGCCTTGTAAATTAGATGTCCCAGTCACTACAACGTTACCATTCAGCGTTATTGTAGAGGCTGTAATATTTGCCAAGTCGCCTGTCGGAGATACTGTGACAGACACTGGCGAGCTAGTGTATGTGTAGACACCCTCTGGAGTGATATTCAATGAGGAGTTCTCATTCACAATATCAATCGTACCATCAATATTGAAGGTACGGGTAACTACTCCATTAGTCTCTACAATAGTCCCATCATCCTGATAACTGACTAGGATATCTTTGTGTTTAATTTCAACATGGTCTGGATGCGGGGCCAAGCTCGCTGGCTTATTTATTACCGTAGGGAATGCTACTGCATCATTTGTATCAAACCATCTCCGATCTTTAGGATTATATGTTACCGCAGAGGCTTGCTCTTTAAGTTCATCGAGACTCCTTTTGGAGAACTTTAGCATCACTGTGTCGCCTACCTTAATAGGGACAGAGAATAAGCTCTCCTGTGTTCCTGTAAGCTCAACAGGTACGTTGTATATCAACGGCATTTCAACCGCTTGATTGTCTTCGAAAACTAAATTAGTGAGTGGCCTAAGAGCTGCAATCTGTTGAGTATCCTGATAAGTTGAGATATCTACAACTATTGCCGGGAGAACTGTTTCTATGTTCCCCCTCGCCCAATTTTTAACTAGCTTAAGTACTGTAGCTCTCAAACTTTTTATCATTTTATTCTCGTAGCACTAATTTCGGTCTCCCACACGCCCCCTTCAAAATTTAGGGAGTGCTTGGTAGATTCAATTTTAAAGTCACCTTCAAATTGGGAGTTAAGTAACTTTTCCAGCCTGAGAAACTTGTTCGTGGAGATATTCCCGTTAAGAAAAGTCTTGAATGTTATTCCATTCTTCTCTGCCAAGTCTCCAGACAAACCTACAGATCCGTCCTCTTCGATTTCAATGGTGCCCTTAATATTGTTCGAAGACACCCTTACATACTCGACAGAACGCTCTAGGTACTTAGGCTCAATGTACAACTTACCTAAACTCATGTAGGCTCGGAAGCCTGCATTATCCGCTAGACGTTTTAACTCTTCTTCAAAGATCCCTGCAACTTGATAGCCATTAGGAGCTGACTCTAGTGCGAGGGTTGTCTCCCTGAAGATAGATGTGCCAACTCTCTCGTCTCCCGTGTACTTGCCTAGAGGTATGCCAACCCCGGAAGCAATCTCTGCCATAGCTAGTAACATATCTTGGTACTTTGTGCCGGGAGGCCAACTCAAAGAGATTTTTATATTTCGCAGAGGAGTTCTACCTTCCGAGCAAATTATCTCAGTAACTTTATCTACACCATTATCATTTGTCTTAACAGCAACAACCTGCCCGACATACACAAGAGGTAACTTCTTCCTGTCTGGATTCCTGACATCTAGCTCTGTCTTATATCCTGCACGTAAAATTACTGAGCTATTCTCTTTAATTAGGGCTAACTGATCTGAATTAAGGTTGTACACAGAGATGACTGCAGGGCTGTCTGTGTCTTTTGAGTTATCAATTTCAGCAACTAATTGCTTATCAATCACTTCGAAAGATCTGCTAGGCTCAGTACGATAATCTGTCTCAGCGCCGCCCTCTGGCTTAGGGGCTACAATTTGCGTATCTGCTATGTTATTTTCCGGTACTGCTATTTTTATAAGTTTCTCTGGGATGCCTATTGTTAATGAGTAAGCATATCCAAAGGCGTCAACCGATGCCATTAGCCAATTCCTCGTTTGTCACGTATACTAAGACGTACTCATTATCAAAACCGAGGTTTTCTCTAGTTGGTGCTGCATCCGTTTTCTTGTTTTTAACGCACAGGATGTCGCCATGATCAAACTCCGGTAAGACTAGACCTGAAAGAAGCCTTCCTTGGCCGACAACTGCTAATCCCTTAATAACGTACTCCCTGTCTGAGTTAAGAATATCTATAACCCAAGTCCCTAAATCATCTTCGTACTTCTTGAATCTACTGTTAAACCTGTAGACAAAAGTGTAAGAAATCCCTGCGACAGATAATTCAACCTCACTATACGCTCCAGCAGGCACTGGTATTTGTATTGCCATTAGCTACCTCCTGCTATATTGGTGCCTGACGCACCCTCTAACGCTTGCTCTGCACCTAGAATTTGCTGATCTAAGCCCCCAATCATAGTTAGGTCGGCAGGGTTATCAGGTAAGATCTCTTTTGTGGATGAGCTTGCTTGCGCCTTGTCTGCTGTGGGATCAATAAACTCGCTGGCCTTAGCTAACTCTATCGTTGCCAATTGCCCCAGTCTAGCCACTTCAATACTGGCAGAAACTCTGTAAGAGTTTATATCTGCGCCTTTAGTTGCCGAATACCCAGCATAACCAAAATCACTGTCTTGGGAGATCTCCAATTCAGAGAAAAAACAAGGGTACTTTGGAGTTAAATCTGATGCGTAATGAACAGTGAAGGGTGTCTCGTTTAGTTTAAGAGTTTGTAGTCCTTCTATGTAATCTTTAGTAGACTTTAGAGAAGGTTCTCTCCCTCCCTGAACAACAACATCCGAGATAACCCCAGACAAGGAAATCGAGTCGGGTAGGTTTCTGTAGTGGTCTGACGCTGCCTCTCCACTCTCCAGTCTGTACTGACTTAGCTCTCCGCTACTAGACAGCCTAGCTTGAGTTGTAGCATTCATTACAAATACTACTTCCTCTCCATCGACCTCCGCCGAGATATAATATGTAGCCACGATTACCCCTAATCAGTAAATGATAAGTGCTGTTGAAGTACCTTGTTCGCTATGGCAGAAGTACGTCTCTCTATTTCTTCTGCAGCCAGCGTAGGGTCTGAACTGCTCACGTTGTTCGTATTGTTGATTGTTATACTTGTACTTGCTCTGGCTTTCTCGTTAGCAATCCTCTGCTTATCTCGTTGGACGTCTGCCTCTCGACGTGCTCTGGCTCTCTGTGTAGAAATTTCTAAGGCTCTCTTGCGCCTTATCTCCGTCTGTCCTAGAGCTTCCCCGATGCCTAAAACACCAGCCTTCTTCCATTCTTGAATAAATGCTGTTAAATACCCCAGAGCGAACCTAATACTACCTACAAGACCGTTCCAAAGCCCTGTCAAAGCTCTTGTGATTCTTTGGACTATTGAGAGCTTTCTGCCTATCTTGTCTGTATGTTCTGCAGCCTCTTCGGCTGTGAGTCCCAACTCTGAGAACAAAGTCACAAACTCTTTAAGAAACATCAGCAGATCTTTGAAGATATTTAGTAAGTCTCCGGCGACACCGAGGACACCCCCGATAGCGGAAGTTGCTCCCCCGTCCGAGAAGATCTTAATAAGGTCTGTCAGAGTATTCTTAAATCTATTCCATTCTGCGTTCAAAGTCTTTGTAGAGGCTTCCAACGCTCCGGAGTCTTCTGAGAGCCTTGCAAGCTCTCTTGCCCAAACAGGTAGCACATCTTTTGATAAAGCCTTGCCTGATTCAATATACTTAAACAACTCTTGGCCAGACTTACCTGTAGCAATACTTAAAGCTGCCATACCTTGAGGCAAGGATTCGCCAATCTGTTGACGAACCTCTTCCATAGAGAGGACGCCTTTACCCATGACCTGTTGGAAAGCTTGAAATACTAGGCTGGCCCTCTCGGCAGGAAGTGCCGCACCTGCCACGGCCTTACCAATATTTTGGAATATCTCCCGTGTTTGCTCACCTGTGAGACCTCCTAACTTAGCGGCAGCACCAAACTTACCAAAGGCATCTGCTGTACTAATCATCTCAAGTCCGAGCTTATTCGACATTTGCCTTACAAACTCGAAATCTTTTGCAGCCTGTTCAGCACTGCCTGCGGCGTTTATCAAAGCTACGTTAGCAGTCTCCAACTTTTTCGTGATATTTATGAAACCTCTGGCCCCCTCTATGACAGCAAAGATAGAGAAGTAAGATCTTGCCAAATTCATTAATGAACTTGAAAGTCCTTTGCTGGCGAATTCTTGAAGAGACATCTCTCGATTAAGTCTTTCCTGATTACGTATGGTCTGGCTAATTTCTCTGTTATAGGCTGAGTACTGTCTTCGGAGTCTTGCTATTGCAACAGGATCTGTGGTTCGTCGCATCTCTACGGACAAGCCTCGAAGTTTAGCCTTCGTGGCCTCTACTTCAGCCGGGTCTAGAATATCGCTCTTAGCTTCGATCTTTACCAGCAACTCATCGATCTTATTCAGTTCATTCTGTACTGTATTGGCCGAAGCTCTACGAGAGCTTGGAGGAGTGAATGCACCTGCAGAAGTGCTGGTAGTCCTTCCGCTAGTACCGGAACTAATAGCCCTACGTCCTTGTAGTCCTCTAGTCCTTTGATTGGCTATTTGTCTCTCAAGTTTTAACAATCGAGCTGCAGAAGATATTCTTTCGTTATTGAATACCCGCTCTACTCTCCCAGTCCTCTTCAGGATAGCTTCGACTCTGGCTTGGGCTTTCTCTACTGCTGACGTATCTAGGCCAAGCTTTAGTGTGTAGTCAGCACCACTGTTATTTCTGGTCGTTGCCATTCGGATTCCTTCGGGTCTGTTGACTGCTCACCTCTTTCTCCAGCACCTCATCCATCGCTTCTTTCTGATGGACATACTCTTGAAGCATGAAGAAATCTCTAGGTAAGTAGTTGTAGTAGATCTGCCTAAAGTCTGAAAGCTTGCAATACTTTGAGCCGTAGACTGAAAAAACTATTTGTTTCCAAGGAGAGAATGTAGATTTCTCTTCTAAGATTTTGATCAATCGTTTAGTTGATCTTCCGTGGTTTGGGGAGTTTGTATAGTACCTGAACTCTCCTTTTTCTTCATCAAATCCATAAAATTCCTCAAGGAAGGTATTTCCAAACCCAGTTCCTTGAGATATCCGATAAAAAAATCAAGAAAGTTTTCCTCCAGTGCGAAGGATACTAACCCCACGTAAGTTTGAAACTCGCCGCGTAAATGGGTATTTTTATCGAACGGAGCGCCATCGATAGTACAATCCTTCAAGAGGATATCCACAACAGAATTAAACTCTGCTCGGACCATTTTAGAAGTTAAGGTGGAGAATACTTCAGCAAGCGATGTATCATCCTCTGGAGTTACATAATCTAAGTTACGAAACTTATCAATGGCAACACCAATTGTTGGCCCTAAAATATCAAGTAACTCTAAGAAAACCTCCCCCGCTGGCCCGCAGGGGAGTAATTCAATTTTAAATCTATGATTCCCTATAGATCGTTCTGCTATCCCTAGATCTGAATTAAGTTTATTATTATTTACGTCGATCATAGTAGTGTCTTATAAGGTCAATTATTAAATATTAAATGCCAAGCTAATTGCTGCATTAACTTCTGACTCAATTGCTGTAGCAATGCTTGCGCTGAACTCAATACCAGAGGCCAGCTCGTCGTAGTTAAGTTCTGCATTCCAAGTCCAAACTCGTTCGCCTGCTTCGCTTGTGAACCCTTGCTCTGGACCTTCTTCGAAGTACGCATCTTTCAGGAGCGTTAGGAGACTGCCTGAAGGATCGTCGATAGAGAAGTTCATTACTGCAAGGCCACGTTGTCTGCGTTGCTCGTTCAGAACCCAGTCCAGCTTACGGTTGGTTGGAGAGGTTTGTTGAAGAGTCAGGGACACAGTACAGGAGTAGTCTGGAGATAAGGTAGGTGCTCGTGCACCATCTGCCCCAACACTCGTAGTGGTAATGTTTGAATTAGGGGTGATTGTAAAAAAGTCCGGGGCGAGTCCTTCGAATGTGATATCACCCCAAGCTAGACTCACATTCTTGGAAGAGTATGCTGGTAAAATCATTTACTTTCCTTATACTGCTGCGTTGTAAGTTAATGTACCTTGCACTACGATACCTGATTGTGTACCGGAGAGATAAGCCTTGAAACCTACAGGAAGAATCTGTGTAGCTTTCTGAGCAAAGGAAACATCTTTTGATTGTGGGAATGTAAGCTCGTAGGGACGGTCAATGTCCAAGATATTCGGAGTAGATTCAGTCTCTACATAACGATCCAACACAGTAGCCATAGTAGCTTTCTGGCTGTTAATGCCTACAGAGCTAAAACTAATCTTGTTCTGGTTGTAGAACTTAGTCTTATAAGCTTCTGTGATTCGGGCAGTCAAGAAATCTTT